GTTGAACATGAAGGATTGTCGTTTCTTACGATAACCCTCCCCCAATTTGCAAAAGACCTTGAAAAAGGTCTTGAGCAAGGTTGGGTAGCTCGCACCAGTTTCACGGGTTATTCTCGTAAAACAGGTGGGTATATCCCCAAATTTCTTGGTGGATTCCTAGAGCTCATATTCGATACTGAGACTGGTGCTCTGTTAGATGTACCTTCTGTCGATGCAATCCGTGCCATTCGTCAAATTTCTTTGATGTTTGGCAAGGTCGCTCTTGATTGCTCCCCTAATCGGGTGCAATCTGCGAAAGACAAGTACATCGAAACGGATATCCTAGTTAATGAATGGGAAGTAAATCATTTTGGGGATCGAGGGTCTGAGACTAATGATAGTCTCTTCCTTGATCTTCGATCTACTTTCCGTATGCTTTTCGACGATCTCCTCACCGAACTAGACTCTTTGGTCTATAACGGTAAGATCATCCCAAAGCATGGCCCCGGCGCTACTGCTGATCGTCTTCGCGGAAATCGCAAATACGATCAAAAGGAGTGGCCGGTGAGACTAGAGGCCTGGTTCTCCTGGACGGAGTTCCTTTACCCTAGCTACTCACTCGCCTTAAATGACGAGGACCTAATTAACTGGATTGAACCCGGAGCTGAGAGACCTGTTAGGGTCATAACAGTTCCTAAAACGCTGAAAACACCTCGTATAATTGCTATCGAGCCTACTGCCATGCAATATGTGCAGCAGGGTATTCTCGAGCAATTTGAGTTGGGGATAATGAAGAATTACTACCTTCAGAATCTCCTTGACTGGTCTTCCCAAGTTCCTAATCAGAATCTTGCGAAGGCTGGGTCCGTTACTGGACTCCTTGCTACACTTGACTTAAGTGAAGCTTCGGATCGTGTTTCCAATCGGCTCGTAACCTATCTACTTGAACGTTACCCTAGTTTGCTGGGTGGCATTCAATCCTGTAGATCTGTGAAGGCCGATGTAGATGGCAAGATAATTTATCTTGCCAAATTCGCGTCTATGGGTTCTGCGCTCTGCTT